ACTAGAACCCGTAACGACATATTTCCCCCTGTAGGATCAGAGGCAGACAAAACCCTTAACAATATGTTTGGGCGTAATCAAAACAATTCTCCTGAAATGGACCCACCTAAGAATTTATCTGAAGACGATTTTCAGAGAATGGCAGAAGAAATATATGGAGATGATCCAGACGCTACTATAGGGACGGGTCCCGCAGGTCCAGATGCTAATATAGTTACAAGAGAAGACGATACTGTTCCACTAGGGCAACAAATGTCAGAGGCCCAAGAAACATTTTTAAGGAACATAATATACACAAATCTATTAGATGAAAAAACTATTAAAAATTCTGAAGGTTTGAATGAAACACTACAGACTTTAAGTCCTGCAAAAGTAGCCGAATGGAAAAGACAAAATGAAGTTACACTTAGTCAATTTCCACAGTTAGCTGCAGATATTGATCTTGCTATAGATGCCAGAATGGTTATGGACCGTATGGATGCTGATCTTAGTGCAATAGCTGAAGGTAATCTTTCTCAAAATATTAAAGAGATACTTACTGGTAACGTAGATAAACTTGCCCGATTAGAAGAACTAAAGCAGGTTTCTTCTAGTATGTCCCAAGCAGGGCAAAACGCTCCAATGGCTGCATTAAGAAATTCAATAATGGACTTTGTATTTAGAGCCTCAGAAAGGCCCACAGACGCTAGTATTGATTTTGGTGAGTTAGGGTCACCTAACTTCACTGCCATAGCTAAGAACCTTCTTACGCCTATCAATGATCAAGGTATGAACCTACTTGATGCTCTATCTTATAAGAACCCTAATAATCCAAACGATTATTCTATACTTCAACCTAATGAAGTTGAGGCTATAGCCAAGTTTTTATTAGAAGGTATTAACATTGAAAAATCTTTAAGCCCAAGAGTAACCCCTGATGAAGTTGTTACACCTACTGGTGATTTACAAACAAACCTTGCTAGAATTATTGGTGCTAATATTGGTGCTACGTTTGGAGATGGTGGTGCTTCACTACAGACTGCTCAAATTGTATCAGGGCAATTTAAGAAATTAGTTAGTTCCCTTCCATTAGCAAATCAAAAGAAGGCTATGCAGGATTTATTAAAAAGTCCTAGAATTTTGTATGGTATGTATAGCCGAAATCCTACAGTTAGCCAAACCAGTTTTCAGGCATATAAAGAAAGCATTATTAATAGGTATGGTGAAAAAGGGGTTAGAGGTGTAGCAGCTAAATTAGCTACAGATGCAGCATTAGGAACAGTTAATGTAGTTGCTGATGGTATAACCAACACACCTCTTACTGCTAAGATAGGCCCACCACTAGGAGAAAAAGGTCTTCCAGATGATGCTATAGTTCAGACTGAAGAAATGCTTTTTGAAGAAGAAGAAGAAGAATAAGTAAAGCCCCCACACTGGTATAGAGCAAACAGTGTAGGGGCTTCAACCAACTAAGTGTCACTTCCTCATACCCGTGAGGTCGTGACGAGGTGACCAAACCTCATAGCCACAATATATAGTAGACTACCCTCACCGTCAACCAATAGTGAGGGTTTTTTTGTTAAATATTAGGTAATATCTACCACTTCACATACATCCCCAGAACAGGCCATAGTTCTTGAACCTGCAGTATTATCCTCTTGCTCATAAAGGTCTAACGCTTCCCAATCAATCTCTTTAGGCATTAAAGATAATAGCCTATTGTAGTCACTTTTACCTACATCCTGATAAGGGGCTTGTTGATAGGTATGCTCTTCAAAAGGTAAAAAACTAACCCCAGACATTTCATCAAAATGGTCAAATACAAATGAGCCTACAGCTAACCATTCTTTAGGTTTAACATTGATGGTAACACTAGGTTTATGGTGACACCAATGCCTTTGATAGATTAGCCAAGTTTCTAATTGTTGAAGTGCAGAGTAGTCTTTGGTGCATTTAGCCCCTTCAGGAGAACGCATAGGAAAGCTGAAAACCGTAGTATGATCTGGTTTCATAAAATCCGGCTCATTAGGTACTCCCTGATCTTTCATAAACTCAGTTAGAGGGTCTTTGTTATCGGCCCTAACAGTACGAATATAATAAGGCGAATGCCTTGGGTGCAATCCTGAAGCACTATCAACAAGTTGTGAAACCGTTCCGCTTGGCTTTACGCAAGTTATAGCTGCACTTGGGTTTATTCCTAATACCTCAGACCATTCTTCATTAGTTTTTTCAGCTAATTCTTTTAGGTGACGTAAAGTTTGATCCAAGGCTTTATTTTGAACAGTCATTAAAGGATTGTCCATTATCCCCGTAAGTGACACTCCAAGCAACCTTTCATCTTCAGTATTAAACTTCCATGATTTCCGTAAGTAAGGAAAATATGTATAAGTAGATTGGATAGTCCCTAATATTGTTGCTAACCTGACTTTATTCTCTAATGATTTAATATCATCAGAGGCACGTACAACTACTTCACTAAGGTTGCAAAACTGCATAGGCCTGAGTGAGATTTCGCTGCAGGGGTTGCAACCAAATTCATAGTTAGCATTTCGCCTACCACTTCTTTCTGCAATTTTTTTACACGCCTCTCTATTAAAGATGCCACGTTCACCACTACCACTTTCCACAAGAGCAGTCCATTCTCTTATAAAAGATAAAGCATCAGGAGTTTCCGTATACACCACACTATTATTAGCCAAGGCTCTATGAGGATCATTCTCCCACCATTTACCAGATTTTGCGTAACGCATTCTATCGTCGGATAAATTAGATAAACTTATCATAGCTGAACGCCTTACCCCACCCATCACAATTACTTCACCTACTTTGCACATAATATCATGGCATTCTATTGAAGATAACTGTCTGCCTTTAGCATTCTTAAAGGTATTTATACAGAAATTAAACAAATCAATTAATGGGGCAGGTCCACTTGCTCTACCGCCAAAAGTTTTCAATCTAGCCCCTGCAGGTCTTACTTTTGAAACATCCCATTTTGGTATTTCTCCTGCCCATAAAAGAGCAAGTATTTGACGAAACCCTTTTGCCCATCCCCGTTTACTATCCTGTATAACCACTGTGGTATCGGACTCAAAAAGGTTCTCCGGCACTTCAGGAAGTTTTTCAATGTACTGTCGCTCTACACTAAACCCTACACCTGTCCCGTTTAAAAGTATATACATAGCTTCATCAAAGGCTTTAGGATCATCTACTGGTAGGTAGGAACAGTTATACATACAGGTATTGTCTCTCTCAGACGCAGGTCCTGCAGTCATAAGCGACCTCATAGAGGGCATAACACTCAAAGAAAGAATAGCATCTCTTATTTCATTTACATAAGAGTCATTTCCAAGGGGAATAATAGGACGAATTATATTGTCCATATATCTTTCTACAGTTTCCCCCCAAGTTTCTCTTCTTTTTTCATTATCTAACCATCTAGCATAACGAGAAGTTGCAATGAATGTTTGGTAGTCAGTTGGTAAATAGTTATTCATCTTTTTTCCATATGAGTTAGGGACGATACCGAAATACTCTCTCTGAGCATTGGTATAAGCCATTGCTTCAATATCGTCTTTGGATATCATTGATTATTTTTCTGTATACTTAGCGTCTTTCTCCAAGAGGGAGATAAGCCTGTCTATATACCACCTGCATTTATATAGGTCCTGCAGGGCTTTTTCTTTGTAAGGCCATCTCCACAAGTATTTAAATGCAGACTGCCAACAATAAGCAGGGTGGCCTGATATATCTGATCCTTTAGTCATAGCTTCCATAGCGTCTATACATTCTATAGAAGAATTATTATTATAATGAGGTGGACTATCTACCATGTCTATGCCAAAATCATTACTCATTAATGTATCCTATCTTTAGGTTTAAACTCTATTACATTATCCTCATTTGAGGCTTCTTCTATTGCATCTAATAATTCTTGATCCGGCTCAAAAGTAACTAAAGTATCTTCAAAGTTATCTATTGCTTCTTGTACCCCTAATAAATCCATTTTATTAAGAATAGAACTAAAAGCAGAGGCTTGTTTCATTAAATGTCCTCTAGAAGCCAATCCTGTCATATTGGTTTTTATTTCATGGACTAAACCATTTATTACATCTAGATAGAAAGTTATCTGTCCTTCCATATCTTCATCAGGTTCAACTCCAAAATTATGTTCTACTTCAATATCTACTGCTTCAGTAGTAGGATTAATTATTAAATCAATTCTTATTGAATTTTTTTTAACAGCCTTTACCATTAGTTTTTTTCTTTCTTATAAAGATTAAAAAAATGCTCTGCATCCACAACTACAAGAGGGGTTTTTCGGTCTGCTTTTAGGACTACTAGAGGCTCTGCATTTTGTGGGCAGTTCTCTATAGCTTGGTCAATTAATTTATATACAGCAAAGTGTTTACGGGCTTTACATTCTATTGAATAAGGAAAAACTTTACGGGCTACAGGACTAAGCTGTATGTCTTCCCCACCACACCCCATAGAGGTTGATCTGCAATCATCAGGTTCTAATTTAGGAAAAATAGATAATATTTTATCCCTAACCCATTGCTGATGTTTTCTGCCTTTAGCTTTTGCGGATTGAACGGTTATAGCCATCTAGGTAACTCAATAAAAGTATAGCTACCCCATCCTGTACCATAGACTTCCTCATGGTCAGCGAAAGCTATTGTATCTAAAGTTGAATGCATCCGTTCAGTAGCACTCTCCATAAGTTCTGGGCTTACAACGTGCATATGAGCAACATACGGACTCGATTTTTCAATGGCTATAAAACAAAATTCTTTTACTTCAATACCTGATAATTCTGCTACATATTTATAAAAAGCTGCTTGTATATCATAAGCATATTTAAAGCATTCTTTTGAGAAACCTACAGGAGATGCATCTATAGTAGTTTTAACATCGTAGATTGTATCTTCTACTAAAAGATCAAGTCTAGTTTTTAAACCTTGTCTTGTTCTTTCACACTTCTCAAAGATACTAGCTTCATTCATTCTGTTTTTATGTCGTAGTGCTTTTTTACATTCACTATTCTCTAAAGCAGATTTAGCCATACGGTGAGCCATATGGTATTCCACTTCATTTAGAAGTACTTGGTCTTCTTCTAAATTTTCTTCTAATTCTTTAAATGCTCTAGAAGTTTTAGTCTTTGGGCCTTTGACAACTAAATCTCTGTCTTCTTCAAGAAGCAAAGCATGAACTGCAGAACCTAAATTAAATGCTGCAGAAGTCTTACGCTTCTCACCTTTCCAATGAGCCAAAGACTTTTTATATACAGTTTTCACTGATGTAGAAGAGATACCACTCATAGAGTGATACCTCTTATTAGACATATTTTTTACAAGGCCCATTAAACTGCAGCAGCTACATAGTCTTCAGAAAGGTCTTCTACTGCATCATATGCTTCCGCATATTCTTCCTCTTCTTGATTTGCCTTCAAAGCATTCTTATAGGACTCTTCAATCCTAGCATTCTCTGCTTGAAGTAAACCAAAAACATACTGGATGCTTTCTTCAGCCTTCTCATCCCAAGTGATAAGATTTTTTAGTTGTGGGCTAAAGTGCATCACATAATAACTAGCACCTTTAGGAGACTTACGCTTTTCAGCACGTAAAATACTCTCAAAATCCCACAGGTTAGTATCTCTACGCATTTTGTTAATTACATCATGGTAGAAAGGACCATAGTTTTTGCGTTTTAAAGACAAAACACAAGGTTGATCCTCAATTGTAACTTCCTTACCTTGGGCTGTTTTTCCTGTATAAGAAACAATACCCCTGATAATACGATACCTATCTATACCGTTAAACTTCTCTCTTTCTTGAGGACTCATAGCTTGTTGAACCTCAAAAGAAGGTAAACCACAATTTATGCCGCCAAGTTGATCCCTAGCTTCATCACTTGCTTTTTCAACAAGAAGAGATTTATTAATTAATTTACCATTTTCCCAATGTTGAAATTGTATGTTGTTACTAAAAGCACGTAACTTTACGCCTTCCTTTGCATACACACGGTCTTCAGGAGTATTTAAAAAAAATGCACCTAATGGTATCTGATTACCATCAGCATCTTCTCCAAATGAATTTATTTTAAGAGTAGGGATGCTAGGAGATTTATTTCCTGCAGCCCCAAGTTTTTTACTTATTTCAGCCAAACTAAAGCCATTACTTTGCACTAATTCACTCATCTGAGTATCCTTTTGTTAAGAGCCTTCATTGTAACACTACTAGGTGATTTGATCAAGCATATTCTTTCTGGTCTAACCAGTTATTTCCCCCTGAAATCTCAATATCTAAAGGTACAACCATACTATAGTTCCACCTCTTTTGAGATTCCTCATTAACTCCCGTCATAGCCCAAGTCAACGCTTCCTTAACGTCACCTAGTTCATTCGGATAAACATCTACACAAATACTATCATGTACAGTCAAAATTAGCTTAGATTTTAGGCAATCTTGAGCAAACTTTTTTCTTGCTCTTATACAAGCTAGTTGAACAATATCTGCAGCAAACCCTTGTACTGGATAGTTTAAGATTTGTGTAGCATTAGTTACCCTATCCTTCTTTATTCTTGTTACTGAAGGCCAATAGTATTGTCTACCGCTAGGAGTTTGAACAATGCCATTATAAAGTGCGCCATTCATAAGCGATTGATGCCAAGAATATATACCTTCATACACTTCATAGAAACGCCTAAAATATTCTCTTATATGCTCTGCCTCGCCCATCCCTGTACCGCCAAAAAGAGGTAAGAACGTAAAAGCCTTTGCCCGTTGACGTTCATCTTTTGTAACTTCTTCAGGAGACTTCCTGTTAATAATACTAGCAGTCTGCCTATGAATATCCTTGCCCTCAAGTATGTCTCTAAGTCCCTGACTATCTCTACTAAGTTCTACACAGACCCTGAACTCAAGACCTGAGTAATCTGCCTCTAAAAATGTGCCGCCTTCAAAACGAGATATAAATGCCTTACGAACTGGAAACCCTCTCTTAGGTTGATTTTGCAGATTTGGAGACATACCCCCACCACTGGATAGTCTTCCAGTAGAAGCAATACACTGATTAAAGTTAGCATGAAGTAAACCATCTTTTCTAACCC